TTGTCCGCGCTAGCAGCCTGCAGGCATCCGGCCTCGTCTTCCAATGCACCACGGCTGGCACTAGCTCCAGCACCCAACCCGCTTGGCCAACCGACATTGGCAGCACCATTACCGATGGCACGGTTGTCTGGACGGCGATTAGCAGCGTCTACGAGGAGCTGGCCGCACTGGCACCGAGCGCCATCATCGAACTGTTCGAAATGACGCTGGACACCACCCTGCACGGCAGCAGTGACACCTACCGCTGGCACAACGGCTGCAATGCCAATGTCACTGGCAACATCACATGGAACGGCAACGCCTATCTCCGCTTGCCCGTTAAGGCTGAAGGCTTTGAGTACAGCAACACCGGCACGCTTCCGCGCCCCACGCTGACCATCAGCAATCTGGATGGCACCATGACCACGCTGCTGTTGCTGGTCAACGCCACCACACCCGGCAATGATCTTGGTGGCGCCACGGTCAAGCGGATCCGCACCCTCAAGAAATACCTAGACGGTGAAGCCGCCGCAGACCCACATGCCAAGTTTCCCGACGAAATTTGGTACGTAGACCGCAAGGCAAGCGAAAACCGCGATTCCGTGAGTTTTGAGCTGGCAAGCAAATTTGACCTCGCTGGCGTGATGATTCCCAAGCGCCAAATCATTGCCAACATCTGTCAGTGGAAATACCGCAGCACCGAGTGCGGCTACACCGGCAGCATTTACTTTGACGCCAATGACAACAATGTGGCAACGCTGGCAGCGGATGTATGCGGCAAGCGTATTTCAAGCTGTAATGCCCGCTTTGGTCAGTTTGTCCGCGAAGCAACTGTCACCAACGGAAGCAATCAGATGACTGTCAGTGGTACAACTTTCGGTGTTGAGATCGGTTCTTCTGTAAAAGGCTTTGGTGTTCCAAGCGGAACAACTGTATCGGCTGTCAGCGGCACAACCGTAACCATGAGCGCCAACGCAACAGCAACCACATCAATCACAAAAACCGGAACAATCCAAAGCAACCGTATTGATTTAATTGTCAGCGATACCACCGGACTAGCGATTGGCATGAAAGTTAGCGGACCGAATGTGCCGCCAAATGCAACAATCCTTTCAATCTCTGGAACGACACTAACGCTTGGCCAGCCTTGGGACATATGGGACACCTTGACGCTTGTTGGCACAAAATCAGGACGACTCGTGCCTCAATACACACGAGTAGAAATTTATAACCGAGATTTTTATGGTTACGATGACAATGGCAATGAAATTCTTGGTGATTATTATCCAATCGGACATGAAACCCGTCTTGAACCTTTTACAAACGAAATGGAACTTACAAATGTAAGCTCTCTTGCCGTTGGTCAATATGTCACTGGTTCCGGCATCCCCCAGAGCGCAAAGGCACAAATTTCATCCATCAGCGGCAATACAGTCTTTTTGAATTTTTCAACCGGAAACTCCGGCGATACATACAACAATTATGACTTTTATCAGGTACCAACATTTACATCTCAAACCTATTCTTTTGTTGCACCAGACCTGAATTACACTTTTAGAAACGCTGCCGTTCTGCCGTTTGGCTCGTTCCCGAGTGCAGGCTTGACCCAATGAAGTTATCCGAATCCGTACAGGCTGCTGCACTGGAACACGCCAAGGCTGAGTTCCCCAAAGAATCCTGCGGTTTGGTGGCGGTGGTCAAGGGTCGTAAGCGGTATTTCCCCTGCCGCAACATGGCCGAAACGCCAGACGAACATTTCGTACTGGATCCCGCCGACTACGTTGCCGCCGAAGAACAGGGCGAGATTGTGGCGGTGGTGCATAGCCACCCGAAGACCAATCCAGCACCATCCCAAGCTGATCGTGTTGCCTGCGAAAAGTCCGGCTTGCCGTGGCACATCGTCAATCCCCAGACCGAACAGTGGGGCTATTGCGAGCCAGAAGGCTTTGAACTGCCCTACGTGGGGCGCGAGTTTGTGTTTGGCGTGGTGGACTGTTACACGCTCTGCAGGGACTGGTACAACCGCGAATTTGGGCTGAACCTCCGCGACTACGACCGCCGCGACGAGTTTTGGCTACGGGGTGAGAATTTATACCTAGACAACTTCGCCAATGAAGGCTTTTACCCAATCCCGCTGGAGGAGCTGCAATACGGCGATGCAATCCTCATGCAACTGCAATCGCCCTTGCCCAACCACGCCGCCATCTACCTAGGTGACCAACTGATCATCCACCACGTTCAGAAACGGCTCAGTAGCAGGGACGTGTACGGAGGTTATTATTTGAAAAGCACCGCCCGAGTCCTGCGGCATGAAAGTCGTTAAGGTCTACGGCGCACTCCGCAAAAAGCTGGGGCAATGCCGCTTCCAGTTTGAGGCCGATACGCCAGCGCAGGCGCTCAAGGCACTTTGCATCAACTTTCCCGGCCTAGAAAAGTGGTTATTGGATAGCGAAAATGACGGGGTTAGCTATCGCGTAACCATCGGAAAAGAAAAACTTACAGAACACAATGCGGGCTTAATTGTCGGTCCGTGGAGTGAACGTGAGGTTTTAAGTATTACGCCCGTATTGAGTGGTGCTGGTGGTTCTGGCGCTCAAATCGGCATCGGCATCGGTCTTATTGCATTATCCTTTTTGCTGCCTGGCGCTGGTGCTTTTGGTGCTGTTAGTGTATTCGGTCAATCTGCTGCAGGTGCAACCATCGCTGGCGCAACAGCGGGTGCCGCGTGGGCAACCAGTATTGGCACAGCCTTTAGCTTGGTTGGTGCCAGCCTTGTTCTAGGCGGAATTGCGCAGGCCATTTCACCATCTCCAGTCAATTCAACCGCAGCCGTCAATACCTACGAACGCGGACGCGATGCCGCAAAGTTTGAATCATTTACTTTCTCCGGCATCGTTAACACCGAAAAGCAAGGCTTGCCCGTGCCAATTATTTATGGCCGTTGCTTCACCGGATCGTCTGTAATCTCTGTTGGTATTGACGTCGATCAACTGATATGACACGAATTGTTGGCTCTGGTGGTGGCGGTGGTGGCGGTTGCTTCCTAGGGCATACGCTCGTCGCGGTTCCCAGCGGCCAACGCCGCATTGATGAACTACAGCCAGACGATCTAGTTCTGAGCTTTGACCACACCGGCGAAGTCCACGAAGCCAAGATCCTCAAGGTTCACGAACACGAGGGTGAGCGCGTCATCCGCTACACGCTCTGGGGCGGACAGCATCTTGATGCCACCCCGAACCACTGGGTTCTCAACCAGTTCAATGCCTTCGTCGAAATTGACACGCTTGGCACTGACGACTGCCTCGTTGATGCCAACGGTCACCTCCGTCCCATCGTCGGCAAGACCGAATTCTGCACTGGCACTGTCTACAACCTGACCGTCGAAGGTCACCACACCTTCATTGCTAACGGTGTTCGCGTCCACAATGCCGGCCTTGGTCTTGGTATCGCTGGCGCTGGTGGAGGTGGCGGTGGCGGTGGCGGCAAAGGTGCTGGCGGTGGTGCTGCACAACGAACCCCAACAGAGTCAGACGATTCGCTGCAGTCGGTCCAATACGCCAATGTGCTGGACCTTCTTGGTGAAGGCGAAATTCAAGGCATTGAAAACAGCACCAAGGGCATTTATCTCGATAGCACGCCAATCGTTGATGCCAACGACAGCCCTAACTTCACGGGCTTCACCGTTGTTACCCGCAATGGCACGCAGGATCAGGCAGTTATACCGGACATCATTGGCACTGAAAGCGAGAACATCGTCAACGTTGAAATTACTAAAGATTTTCCTGTAACACGTTCTATTGCCAACAACAACATTGACCGAATCCGCGTCACCATTGTTGTCCCAAACCTTCAACAGTTTCAGACCAACGGCGACATCCTTGCGACCAGCGTCTCGCTAGAGATCAAAGTTCAATACAACGGCGGCGGCTTTAACACCGTTCTTTCTGACACGATTGCAGGCAAAACCAGCAGCCGTTACCAGCGCGATTACATCTTTGAACTGACTGGTGCGTTCCCCGTTGACATCAAGGTCGTTCGCACCAGTGATGACGCCTCATCAGCTAGAACGCAAAACGAACTGTACTGGTACAGCTACACCGAAATTATTGACCAGCGGTTTCGCTATCCAAACTCCGCACTGGCATTCCTGCGTTTTGACTCGCGCCAGTTCAATAACATCCCAAGCCGTAAGTATCTGGTTCGCGGCATTAAAGTTGCCATCCCAAGCAACGCCACGGTTGATACCACCACGCATCTGGGACGCATCACCTACGCCGGTGTCTGGGACGGAACTTTTGCCGCAGCAACATGGACAAACGATCCGGCTTGGTGCTTGTGGGATCTGCTGACCAATACCCGCTACGGCGCCAGTGTTCCTACCAGCAGCCTTGATCGCTACGACTTCTTTTCCATCAGCCAATACTGCAACGAACTGGTTGATAACGGCAAAGGCGGCTCGGAGCCTCGCTTTTCGTGCAATCTGCTGATCAACAGCCGCGACGAGGTTTACAACGTCATCCAAGAGATGACCAGCCTGTTCCGTGGCATTGCCTATTACGGTGCTGGCTCACTTGTGTTGCAACAGGACAAACCCGGCGATTCGCAATACCTGCTAGGACCAAGCAACGTTGTTGACGGCATTTTTGTTTACAGCGGCACATCTCAAAAGGCACGTCATACCACCGCAACTGTTGCGTACCAGACCTACGAATCGCTTGGCGAAGTTCAGTACGAATACGTTGAAGATGCAAGCGCCGTTTCTAAATACGGCATCATCAACAAAGACATCAAGGCGCTGGGTTGCTACAGCCAAGGTCAAGCGCACCGTGCTGGTAAATGGGCGCTATT